GTGTCTTCAACGGTGTCAGCAGTTTCTTCGACCGAGTACGAACGAATTTCAAGAACAGCGTTGGAAGCGCCAACGCGAACAGTGCCTTCTGAGCCAGTGTGGGTAGCCATGTCTTATCCTTACGCCAGTGTTGCTTCGGTCAAAGCACCAGTGCCTTGAAGCGTGATTGTCGATTCCACCATGCCGTCAAAGCTACCAGTGATGGTCTTTCCTGTCACAGTCGCTGTTCCGGTATAATACTTTTCAGATACGCCAGCCGACGCACCTTCTGGGAATACGCTGATCGTCGCCTGAGCGCCGACTACAAGACCGCCTTGGCCAGTTGTGTCAGTCTCATCCCAGAATACGTCAACAGAGCCAGACCAGCCCTTCAGGGTCGTTTTGAAGCTACGGTAGCTGTCACCCATCGAAGTGTCTTCGACAGTATCAGCGGTTTCTTCCAAAGAATAGGAGCGAATCTCTGCGATGGTGTTCGCACCAACTTTAAGCGTTCCTTCACTGCCAGTATGCGTAGCCATTACTCAGACTCCTCGACTTTCTCTGCTTCAACCTTTGGCTTTACAGCCTTTTTAACATCCCAGCCCTTAGACTGATATTGCTCTAGATCACACTCACAAGCGAGTATCTCATCGCCAGCTTTGTTGTAAACTTTGACCATCTTCATCTTGGTGTCTCCACATCAGCTATGGATGTAACATATTCGGCAACGTAAGACAACCGAGCAGAGGCCGTTGGCTTTTCGCCTTCGACGTTAATGTCTACGTCTGTTTCGGTCAAAACGCAACTCTTAACTAATCCGTTGAGCGAGAAGTCAGAGCCAATGGCATCTTCAATTAAAACGCAAGCATCGTCAATTTGATTTACTATCGTCGCACTGGAACCCTTAATGTGGATGTCCACCGTTAGGTTCAGCGAACCGCGCAGCGTCCTAAAGCCTATACTGACAAGGGAAGACGTTTGACTGTTGGTGTAAACCACCGCCGCTGGCAGTTTTGCTTCATCCAAAGCATAGGATCGCATCTTGTAGACGCGGCCAGAAAAGAAAGGCAACGCGCCAATGATAGTGGCGACACGATCCCTGATCTGTTGGTTCATGTGCGCCATTAGATTGACACCTGACAGTTATTTATGGCGGTTGTGTATTTCACGTTAAATATCATCTTACCGGAACCAATGGCTTTTTCGCCGCCAGTTTCGACATCAAAGTCTGAACTTGCCAGAACACAGCTTTTTGCCAATCCGCCTAAGAAGAAGTCATCTTCTACCTTGCTTATAAGTTCAGCAGAAAACTGCTCAATGTTTTCGAATATATTTAGGCTTGATCCTTTGTTTACGATGTCCACCCTGAGTTCAAGGTCGTGGGTCATCGTGCGCTGACCTATAGTCGCCAGACGCGATAAGTCAGTAGTGGTATAAACAATGAGTGCCGGAAGCTTTGCTTCATCAAGCGCATAACGACGAAACTTGTACAAAGTGCCTGTTTCATTACCAGGCCTAGCTTCAAGATTAACGCTAAAACGATCTTGGATCACAATACCAAATCTATCAAAGATAAAGTTTACCAACAGGTCGGCAACATAGTCCCTGATCTGCTGCCGAACGTGAGCCATGTTACACCTTTTCGAGTATAAGCGTCGATACACCTGTGCCGTCTGTCAGCACGACTCGCACGTTATATGCAACAGAGCGAATGATAATTTCATCGCCGTCAGAGGCGTAAGGTACGTCAGCAGTGCGGCAAACAAACTGCGGTGATGGAATTGTAATGTCCATCAGGTCTGTTGCGCCACGGCTGGCTTGAGGGGCATCAAAGATACCATTAACAGAAGCGGCACTGCCACCTATTATTGTGTAAGTGGCAGTGTCTGCAAAATCATCGACTTCAAAGAAATCGAGAATATCATTTGCGCTCTCAATTCCCATTCTTGGAACTGCGCTTAATGACAGGATCGTGATTTTCTATTTCTGTAGCTACAGGATCACGATGCTCAACCTTTGGCGCTTCAGCCACGCGGACTGCCTCTTCAAAGATTTCGATTTTCTTATGAGCGATAAGCACCAAAGCTTCGCTGTGTGGAAGAGTAGTAACGTCACCAATAGCCAATGGGCCTTGCGATGTTATTACGCCACGAATGCACTTGTATTGCATATCATTCTCCAAAGAAGTCGAGGGCTGATATGACTTCCAAATATCAGCCCTCAACATTTCTTATGCTCCGTCGTTGTTGTATGCGAACGAGACTGCGTTGCGAAGTGCAACGTCAATCGTCTGAAGCGCAACGATACGAACAGTACCAGTGGTCGATGCAGTGTATGGATCAACCGTCAGGTCGAGGCCACCCCACATGCCGATCATGCAGTCAGCGAAGTTACCGAAGTAAACGTTACCAGCAGTTGCTTGCTGAGTGCGGATTACGTTGTAACCGTTGGCTTGACCGCCTTCGAGGACGAACATGCCCGAACCAGCGTCCTTCGCCTTAGTCTTCAGACCGCCGTAAGTGGCTGCGTCTGTGATGTAGGCCAAGTTACCGAACAGAGCGTTGTCTTCTGCAACAGCAGTTTCCATCGCAACCATTTCAGCAAAGGTTGGTACAGCAGCAGCAAACGAGGTTGGCTTGTTTACACCGCTGGTGTTCAAGATACCTGTTGGCTGGCCGGACGAACCTGAGCCTTCCAATGCGCCCTTATCGATTGCCAAGGCCAGAGCCTGTGTCAAATCGTCACGGACCAACTGCTCAATTGCAGGAGTCGATTGGAGGATCAACTGACGGGTCATGTCGGTGAATGCACCAACATTCTTTGGCGTCAGCGAAACTGTGCCGAAGGTTGGTTCTGATTCAGAAGCAGCGCCGCCTTCGGTGCTGATCCAGCCAGAAGCAGATGCAGCAGTCTTCTTAGGGATAGCTACGTTGCCAACAAGACCTGGGAGCATACGCGCACCAGCTTGCATTACGGACGAAGAGTTACGCAGAACGTCGATGAATTCGTTAGCAAGCAAGTTGGTTGCAACGATTTCGTTGTCGTCCGAGGTGTTCAGGTCGCGCTTCCAGACGCCAAGAACGTCGGTTGGGAGCATAACGCCCTGTGCGCCACGGCCATAACGCTGTGCAGCAGCTTCCGAGACTTCAAACTCGAATGCAGCAGCTTCGCGGAGGCGACGGTCACTTGGGTTTGCAAGAGCAGCAATTGCACGAACAACCGAGAACTGACGAATTTCTTTTTTCGTCATGCCGATGTTTTCGTTTTCAAGCGGCTTGTCCGAACCGATTACGTCGAGCAGTTCGCCACGGAACTGTTCAATGCTCTTGCCCGAACGGAGGGCGGCATCGCCAAGGTCACGTTTGTTGTGACGAGCGGCGAGTTCGATGATTGCGGAGGCGTTACGAGCAGCGGCTTCAGCAGCTTCTGCACGAACCGCATCCATATTTACTTCGTCAGTCATTTTGACTTCCTTTTTGATAGATGGTTCAACTTTGGGTTGGGGTTCGAGAGCAGCCGCGCTACGACCTACGCCAACTGACTGGTCAGCGGGGATAGAAACGACAGATACCTCAAGGGGCGACCAAGAGCGAACAAGGTACTCGTCCTTATTCGTCGTGGACCGCTCCATTTTGTTGACGCGGTATCCGACGGAGACGTTCCCCCGAATGCCATCGACAACGTCCTGAAAAATCTCTTGTGCCAAAGCAGAGCGGCCAAAGCGGACATTCGCCCTAAGCACCCTATCAGCGTCGAGACCAACAGATTCAATTACGCCAATTTGGCGCTCCATATCATGATCGAGCAGCAATGGCGCACGGCCAGATGACAGAAACGCCATATCAATTGCATTCGATTCATGAACAAGAATTTCTTTTCCGAACGAGCGTTCAACAGGAAGTTCCGACGACACCGCAATAGATACGGTACGCTTCTTTTCGTCAACGCCGCGAACAGCAATGTCAACAACGGCAGAACGGCGCTCAAGGTCAGCGTCTTTCCGCTCTTCCTCAGAGGGCAGTTGCTCTTCGTCAACAACATCCTCGACCACATCCATTTCAGCATGGTCTTCAGTGTCGATTTCTATCTCGACCTTAATTGTAGCGCGTTCTTCAACTTCTGACATAAATTGCTCCAAAAAGCGTTTCAGCAAAACAATAACACCAAATTACGCAACAATCAAACAATCGGTTCTGGGTCATCTTGACCCTTGCCTGCTTCATTCGCACCAAACGGGAAGAATGCCAATTCAAGGCCAAAAGCGTCCGCCATTTCCTTGTCGCGCTGCCACTGGCTGAACGTCTCTTCAACATCGCGGCCATACTGACCAGCAACGTCCTGCATCGACATAACGCCATTGTGCATAGCTGTAACCGCTGCGTTGATTTCCTTCTGTGGATCGACCCACTGCCAACCACGGGGGCGGAAACTTGATGCAGACGAAAACTTGTCAAAGCGCGATGCTGGGATTGGAATAAATCCGAACTCCATAACGTGCATGAGCCAAGCATTGTACGCAGGAATTACAAAATGCTCCATCAGGAACTGCTGCATCATCTTGTAGCTATCACGCTCTTCCAATGCGCCCTGACGGATCGAACTGTACGATGTGCCTTCCAGATCGTTCGACAGTGCAGCGTAAGATACGCCAAGACCAGAAGCTATCCCGCGAATAATGCCCTTCTGGAAATCAGAGAAGGCAGTGGCTGGATGCGAAGGGTCAAATGCCGAGAACTTTACGCCATCAGGCAATTGGTGGAACGTGCCTGGTTCCGCATCAATGATAGGGACAGTGTTGTCGTAATCGTCCGCTGGTGCGTCTTCGCCCGTCTCTGACGTAAAGAAGCCCATCTTGGACGCAGCCATACGCGAAGCGACCAACTCAGCCTCACGGTGAGCGTTCAGCATCTTCAACTGGCTCATGGCAGGGGCCAGCCAAGGTTCACCGCGTGTCTGACCAGCGCGAAGCGGATCGTAAACGTGGATGATGTTCTTGGCATCAATACGGTTGGATGAATTGATTGAAATAGACGAAAATTCAGAATCACCAGGGTGACGCTTCTTTACCCAATAGGCGACAGGGCGCTGGAACTCATCGACCTCAACGCCCATGCGGATTTCGCGTCCGTTACGCAGCTTCTCGTTCTTCTGCTCATCAATCTGGTCAGATTCGATAGGGTGGAATGCAATGCCATGAATAAACACACGGTTTTTCACGACCTGAATAAGCGCCTCGCCATCACGCGCAGTCGCTTCTATCACATATTTTTGAAGGTCAATCCAGCTTAGGCGACCATCTGCCGTGCAATTTCCTTTAAGGGCAAACTGGGAAAAGCTGTCTTCAATGATTTGGTTGCCAATTGAATCCAACGATCCGTTCGTGTTCCGCGCCTTAACTTGCAGGGTCATGCCCTTGTCGCCAACCACGTTGGTCTTCAGCAAGTTCATGAAACGCTTAACGTAGACATCATTCCGCGCCAGCTCACGCGAACGGTTGCGCATCAAGACAAGGTCAGGGCGCAGTTCACTGTCTGGGCTACGGCTCGACGCCATAAAGTCGGCAAATAGGCGACCAGTGTTGGCAGCGTGATAGTTACGCTTCGCTACCTTGTTCTGTACCTTTGGGGGCAAGCCCAGTGCTTCACGCCACAAACTCATAGGAAACGCACCTTCATCGTGGTCTTGGTCGGCTTACCAAGAGCAATGGCGTTATCGCGCCGCTGCTTTAAAACTTCCTTGCGGTAATAATCACGCCACTGCAATAGGTCCACAATAGACATTTTGGCAATAGAGCGGCCTTGGATAGAATAGGATGATACGTCCTTGTCGGCGCGGCCCTGTAACAAAGACTCAATCTTGTCCAACATGATTTCAGCATGGGTGCGTGGATCAGCGCCACTATTGTCAAGGTCTTGGATGGCTTGAAACTCGCCACGCTCGACAACAATCCGATTACCGCTTGATGTTTGCACAATTTCAAGCTGCCAATGATAGAAGCCAGCAACAAAAGCAGCGGATGTCGCGCTATCAACGGTAAAAAGATAATATCCTGTACGCTCAACGGCTGGTATTTGTATTTCATTTGTGCCGCCAGCAGTGATCCGCGCAACATAGTTAGCAGAGTAAAGCGCGGGTGGGTATGTTTCAGCAAGCGAAGATTTCTTCCACTGAATAAAATCGCCAACAACGATCTTCAGCGGTTCGCCCTCTGGTGCTTCATTCTCGTCAAAAAGATTAGCCATCATCCCTCAGCGCCAGTTGTTAGCAAAACCACCTCTACGAGCAGCCTTTTTGCCAGCCGTTAATGGATGGGGTTTATCAGCTTCTTCGACATTTGGCAATTTATGCTTTTCCATGTTAGCATAAAACTTACGGGCCACGCT